ACGAATCCGAAAAAGACAAGGGCGGTGATGAGTAATGTTCTCATAATATCTCCATTTGATGGGTTGGGGTTGGGGGTAATGGTATTATATACAAAATGAATCTAACTTACACGGGATGATAAAGTCGGGGTGCGCTCTATTTCGAGCGTCTTTGCTGTTCGATGAGCTCCATATTCGCTTCCATTTCGTCGTAATAATGCTGAAGTGCTGACTTGGCCAGACGATGGGCTTCATCACGCTCTTCACGCATAGCTCGAAGGTTGCGATAGGCGTGGAAGACGAGGAATGTTTGGAAAAAAGAGAGAAGAAGAAGAACGATTGCTGTCATAATAACTCCATTGTTGGGGGCAATAGTATTATATCATATGCGTATCGAGCTTACACGCCTGCAATAGTTAAGGGCCCTAAATGAGCCCTCGACCTGGCGCATAGACTCGCTACAAAGATACGCATCCCAGAAAACGAGAAAAAATATATTCTCGAGAAAAATTGCACCATTCGAAAACGACTGTTGAGAATTACCCAACCCGAAAAACGCCGCCGACATTTGTTATTGTTGGAAAGTCAGCGGGAACAGGTTTTTTACGACTTTTAAAGTAATCACGAGCCATTGCAATGAGGGGAATAGAATCACCCCAACCATCACCTTCATAGCCTTTTAGCAAGTAATCACGAAATGCTGGGTTATCGAATTGGCATTCACCTGCGTATGTAATTTCATCTTCCAGAATTTCTTGCGATATGCCAAAATTTCTTTCAAAAAAGTCTGTCCGCTTTATCCAATCTTTGCAGTCATCGATAGCACATTCCATAGAACGAGCACGAAAAGTTCTTGATCCTTTACAGATATAGGGTATTTCGTATTCATTGAGTTCAGTCCATTGTCTTGTTTTTTTATTTTTTGCCATTTTTATCTCCTTTGCTGTGTATTCCACCCCCAACAAGCTTGGGGGTTTTGGCATATTCATAATACACATTTTTCCTTTTTTTTACAAAAAAAGTTTTTTGTGGATAATTAAACCTGAATGATGAGGACAATTATGAAAAATGTGATGCATCTTGACAAAGATGAAAGAAAATTCTATAGAAAGCACTGGACAACCGGTGATCCCTGTTTATTTGACTTTGTTGTCAATACTCAGGGCCTAATTGATACTGAAACTCCTGAACAGCGAGAACGCCGTCATCAGTTAATTGACCGTTTAGGTGCTGCGATGAACCGTTTGGACAAGAAGATACGAGAAGTGATTCGCCTTTATTATCTTAGGGGTTTGACATTACAAGCCATTGCAGATAAACAGGGTATTTCTGTTTCCACAGCTTACAAAAGGCGTGAGAGGGGTTTGGAAAAATTAAGGTTATTACTGCAACCCTTTTATGAGGCAAATTATGAAGGATGAACAAAAGATGAAAGCCGCTGCCAAAAAAGCAGCCGCATCATTGAATTACAAAGCATCGTTGAAAAAGGCTGTCCGTGGTGGCGACTTTGAAGGTGTGGTAAAGAACATTATGTTATTGGCAATCAAGAATAATGACGATACCGACTGGAAATGCTCACCCAGGACTTTTATGGAATTGCTACAAGTCTTGAATAACTACAGGAAGGAATTTGGATCAACTGATCAGTATGACGATATTCTGAAAGTATTAGAGGGCGGTCGAGACGAATGAAAATACCTGAGGCGTTGTGGAAGAAGATAGCCGATGACCCACGCACCTTTTTCCGTTTTTTACAAGTTTTTGACAAACAACAAGCAAAATTGGTTCCTTTTGTTCTGAATTCAGAGCAAGAGGAATTATTAGATGCCCTATTAACCCATAATCGAATTGTGGTTTGTAAAGCCCGTCAAATAGGTTGTTCAACATTGATTCGTGCATATTTTTTATGGAGAAGCTACATTGAAAAAGAACCCACCCGACACGCAATTATCAGCTACACCCGAGACAGTGCCGACCACCTGCACTCCATCGACAAGCAATTCTACACAAGCTTGCCCCTGCCCCTGCAGCGAACATTATCCAAGTCATCAAGTCGAACCCTTGGATTCAAAGATACTGGGGCCGAACTTAGAAGTTTTACAGGCGGCGGGAAAGGGGGCGCCACGCGATCCTTTACATTTTCTTCAGCTCATATCAGTGAGTTTGCTTTCTTTGATGACCAAGATGAGTTGTTGGCTAATACCATCGCGTCGGTCGGAGAAGGACAAATAATAATAGAAACTACAACTAACGGGCCAGGTGATAAATACCATCAATTGTGTATGGGTTCGCCCCTAAATGGTTGGCATCTGTGTTTCTTTCCCTGGTATCAGCATAAAAACTACAAGAAGAGAAGTGCTTTTGGTCAAAATGGTGTGCCGCCTATGACTGAAGAAGAAAAGCAGATGATGGAAGACTTGGGATTACAAAAGCAGCAGATGTATTGGCGTCGGACACAAATAACGACAATGGGTATTGAAAAGTTTAAAAGAGAATTCCCATCTTCGGTTGATGAAGCATTTATGTCAGATGCCAAGATATTTTATCCGTCAGATGTTTTAGACGCTTGTGAAATAGTTGAATTAGGTGGCACAGATCGCTGGTATTGTGATCCACATCAAGGTGATTCATTTGCTATGGGTGTTGATGTGGCATTGGGTAAAGGTGGTGATTATTCTACAATTACAGTTATTTCGACGACAACATTGCAGCCTATTTACCATTTCCGCAGTAATACAATTTTACCGCAGAGTTTTGCTGATAAAATATGGGAAGTTTATTGGGAGTTTAACGAGCCGGTTTGTTTGATAGAATCTAATGGCCCAGGTGCTCTTGTTATTTACAGATGTAAAGAATTTGGTATGCGAAAGTTATGGCGGGATAAAAATGGCAACGATTGGACGACCAGAAAGGAAAATAAATTGGCTATTTATGACAATGTTCGTGAATTGTTATGCGAAGGGCAACTCGCTTGCCTTGATTCTACCTTATGGAATGAAATGAGAAACTGTGTAATATTAGATAATGGACAACCTGGGCATCCCAAAGGCACCAATGATGACTTATTATTCAGTTTTGCACTTGCCCAATGGGTTGCCAAAGAAAACCCAGCTCCCAGTTTGTATGAAGTTAGAAAGGGGTTGATGGAAGAGTTTATGTCAAAAACACGGGCCCGAAGAATTAGAGCACGCGGTCCATTACCGTTTTGGAGAAAAGGTCAATGAAATATGAAATAAAACCACAGACAATAAAGAAAATAGCCGAAGCTCACGACAACTATTGGGATGACTGTCGAAAAGAACTCTATCGCTACAAATGTGCTTATGAAACCGACTTCTGGGATAAACAAAGAATGGATAACGAAATGCAAATGCAAATTCAAACAGCAGATGCATACGGTTATATCGAAGGCTACATCGCATCTCTTTACAGCAGAAACCCAGGTGTCATTTTTAAACAAGGACCCCGAGGTCGTGGTGCAACTGAAAAGGCACAAGCTCTCTCAAATACCTTTCTGGTTGAACACAGAAATACAATAGAGGATGCTTCTCGACTAAGCCTTATTTACCCTATGTCATTCATAAAAATGGTCCCTGTTGCCAACCCAGACATTTACAAGCGGGTTGATATGATGGCATTACCGCCTTGGGATATTATTCTTGATCGTGATGCTAAGCGTTGGAAAGATATGCGTTTTGTGGCGCATAAATACTGGATTCCTGCAAATGAAGCACAGGACAAATTTGGTAATAGACAATTTAGAACAGAAAAGAGAAAAGACTATTTTGAAAAGTATCAGACTTACAAAGAAGAAGAGTATGAAAATGAAATGCAAGCCGATAAAATGTTTCAATACATTGAATGTGTTGAGTTTTATGACTTGGTCAATGATCAACTTATCTTTTGGTCTCCCAATTATGCTGATGGTGAAAAGTTTTTGGATTCTGAAATAATACCATTTAGAGATTATGTTGATGAACCCTGTATTCCTATCATACCGTTTTATTTTAATAGAAAACCTGATGTGCCCTTGGAAGGTTATTCTTCAATGAAACGAATTTATGACCAAATTTTCGAAACTAATCTGATCAGAACTTTCCAAGCCAATGCAGTTAGAAAAGCTTCTCGTCAGTATATTGTCCAAAGGGGATTATTTGATGAGGAATCTATGGCACAAATTACATCAGGCATTGATGGACTTTTTGTGGAAGTTGATAGTGATGACCTTACTGCTGCTATTCGTCCTTTACCTCAGAATCCCACACCCCCCGAACTCGAAGTCTATTACAACCAAGTCCAAGCCGACAAAGACAAAGGATCAATAATGGCACCTTTTACAAGAGGTGAATCAACTCGTTCTTCAGCAACAGAAATTGCTGCTCTGGCTGCATATACAAGTTCAGAAGTTGGTCGTCTGGCCAGAGAAAGAGATATGACAATTGAATCAATTGCTAAAGTTTATGTTGATATATTGGCTGGTTATTTGGATGATGAAAAAACAAGTGATTATGTTATTATTAGTAATAGAACCGAATCTGTGTCAGCAAATGACTTACGGGAAAACTGGATCATTTATGCACAGGATCAGGCAATGACACCAATTAGTGAATCAGTTAGAAAGAGAGAATTTATTCAGTCTATTCCACAACTTCAAGGTTTAGGTGTTCCTAATAATGTCCTTTTACAAGAAATGGTTCGTGCTTTAGGATTACCTGAATCATTTATCGAAGAAGCAAATAAACAGTCTGCTGAGATGGTTTCGGCAGCAAAAGCAACAGCGGCAGGTAAAGCTATTCAACCTGATGCTGCAGAATTACAACAAATGGCTCAACCTGTTGGGCCCAATAATCTGGCAATATTTGGTGGTGGAGGTAATTAATGCCAATTTATGAATTTCAGTGCAAAATGTGTGATGCAACATTTGACGAATTATGCAGTTTTGATGACACAGAAGATATGTTTGAGTGCAGTTGTGGGGGAAAAGTAAAGAAACTATTATCCCCGCCTGCTTTTACACCCAGTTTATGGGGTGATGAAACAGGAAAGTTTGGGGCGTCGGGTTTTTATTGTGTCCAAGCCGGTCGCAGATTCCAAAATAGGCGGGAACAGGACAAATGGATGACAGCTAACGGAAAAGTTAGAGTTAGTAATGAGGAATTTGATCGTCTTTATGGCTATGATCAAGAAAAACTTAAAAAAATGGATGCAGATTCTGAAAAAACTCAAGAATACTTAAATAAACATAAAACGCTAATCAGGAGGAAATGATGGCTCAAGAAAATGAATTAGATATGCAAATGGCAATGGCACCCAGTGAGGGTGAAATTGCTGACTTAGAAACAAAAGTAATGGATGAAGCCCAAAAGCTACAACAGTCTGAAGATGACTTTTTGGCAATTGAAGGCGACTTTTCCAAAAGAATGT